TTGCCGCAAGGCTAGGCCATATCGGTTCCTTAGCGCCTGACTGCCCCGCTGTGGTTGCTTGGTATTCAAGCCCATTCGATATGCGCGGCCTGACATATGCATTGATGGCATAGTCTTTACCGGGACGCCAAACCGTCTCAAGCTCGCGCGCAAAGTCAAATTCGAGAGCAATGACCTCGTTGGCAGTTTTCTCAAACGGTTGCACGTTACGCCTTAACAGCCAGCTTGTGCTTGATCAGGTTCTCACCTACCTCTGCAGGCACCGTATATGCTCCCGGAGCAAACCTCGCGACATGATTGATAATGGCCTTACCGCCGATTACAGCGACGACTGTAGCACCCTGAACGTGAGCGTCTTTAGTAAGTCCAGTGCAAGCCCTTTCCGCCGCCGCTTTGTCTTTTGCCGGCAGTGAGATCATGTCACCAGACTCACATCGATTCTTAACTACGATTTTCATTACGCGCCACCCGCTGTGAATGTTGCTGTAACCTGAAGTGTATCTAGATTAGCCAACGCCCTATCACCGCCTGAAAACGCGCCTACGGCATACAGGGTGCCTGTGGTACCGCTCTTGGTGTTGACGCTATTTAGAAAAGCACCGCCGACAGTCGTTGTCGCGTTTATAGCGAATGAAGCCTGTGACGCACTATTACTAATGGACTGTCCCGACTCAGTACCGCCCGTCCATGGCTGCCTGATGCCTTCTGTGTAGGCCGTAACCTCAACCCAGCCGGCATGACTGGCCATTGTGTCGGTTTCTGCGACCGTTGGTGTGCCATCGGTCAATCCAACATGCCAGGCAGTGATTTGCGTCTGAGCATCAAGACCAACCTGCAGCATCATGGACTCGCCGGCATTCGTGACGAGATTCTCAATCGTATCTCGCCATTTCTCTTTGCCGTCTTTACCAAAGCAAATAACGTTCCATTTGCCTTTCAAGCCGAGTTCGTCCTTTACGGCAGATTGCATACACGCCTGCCCGTTGACAGCCATTTCAGACTGAATGTTTGCTTGCATGGTGTTTACCTCAATGAAGTTTTTTAACGATTGTGCGTCTTGGTCGAGATTTTACGACCATAAGCCTTTCTCTTGGCCCTGCAACAAACCGGCGATCTCTGGCAGCGACAATAATATGAACTGCCGCTGCAATCTCACCAGAAAGCGACGACCATACTTCCGACAAGTCGATTGCGTCAGAAAAGGACATGCCAGCATCAATTAGTGCTGTTTGAATATCTGACAGATCAAGCACATCTGTCACATTGCCGATTGCTTGCAAAACAGTGTCTGTTGCTTCGCTTACATCAAGCACGCCAGAAAAGTCTGATCTGAAGATTAGCTCCGTCGCAAAAGCCTCAGAAAGCGCGATATCGGCGATAATTGTCGCCTGAATGGCAGAATTACCTCCATCCAGCGACTCATCAAAATCAACAGCCGATGCTGTCTCAGCAATTGCGGTGGCCATAAAGGCCCACAATTCGCCAAACTCAACCGCTGCCTCTATTGCCAAAGCGGCATCAATTACTGACACCATTGATGTCGCTAAATCAATCTGGCCTGAAATGCTGGATATCTGCCCGATTAGTCCTGTCTCTGTATCGGCGAAATCTATTTGCTCGGACATCGAATCATTGATTAGTGCACTTCCAGCACTTACTTCAGAAAAATCAACGTCCTCTGAAACCGATTGAGGCGAGATCAATGCTGCAGACAACGTTGTTGCCAGATCCATTTGGCCGGACATTGGTCCCTGTCTATTCGCTATAGAAGCAGCGGCGTATGTCAAATCTAACGGAGAAGAAAACGACTCGTTGTACGTCGTACCGCCTCCACCGCCCTCAACAAACGACATATGAATGCTATAGGTTCTGTCGTTTCTACTATCATTAGCGTCTGCTGTTTCTATCGTAACGGTACCACTGAAGGTCTCTCCGGTCGTGTAGATTCGATGTGCACCAGCAGCCATTTGCACAGCGGCGTCGCCCAGAATCCCCACGTAGCTATTATCTGCAACCGTGTAAAGCTCTGTTGATCCTCGTCGATTGTCCTTGCCGCCAAAAATAACACTGACCGCATTATCGCTAATGACTTGGGTGTCAATCGCTCCGGCAACAATGGTGGTTGCGCTGGTAGCTTCTCTTTGCGTTCTAGCCGCAGCATCTACAACTGCGTCATTAGCTGAGGTGAATACCTTGACAAAAACCTGCCAATTAGCGCTCCCGACTGTGAATGAATAACTAGCAGGCTCGCTCGCTCCGGCTATCTTCCAGAATAATGCCTGTCTGGCCGTTTCACTTGTAGGAACTTCGTTTGCGGCATCTGTGAAAGTCGTTCCGCCGGCATCCGCAGAAACTGCTGTTGTTGAATTCGAGTTAATATAAGCGACAACGAGATCGCCGCTGTTTATCGTTAGTCCATGCGTGACAGAAGCAGAGGCACTATTGCCGGTATTAAAAGCCCCGCCCGTATAACCAAATGCCAATTCATTGCCCTCTGATTCTGTCCATGTGATTGATAAACTACTTGGCGGATCTGGGAGGTCTGCCAGAATCTTTATTGCTTCGTTGGAAAATAAGCTCTTAACGCCACCTGAATTAACAGCAATTGCCGCAAAATAGCAGGTATCGCCAAAGATGTTCTCAACTATATAAGCGGTTGCCGGCGCTGATAGCGTATCAACTCGATCATAAGCGCCCGGTATTGTACATCCGCTGTGAATCTCATAACTGGCAAGATCGGTTAATGGCGTTCCGTTCTCGTTTTCTGTTGGCTCGTCCCACGTAAGTGTTACCGACGCGGATGTAGCGATAGCAGATAAAGTGAGAAGCCATATTCCTATCATGTGTCGAGCAAAGCCCTTCATGCGCTCTGTCCCATGTTTTTACCGAGAAACCGAGGGTTGCCATCACTGTCAATTATCAGGCCCATCACGTAGTCTGGATGCAGGCTCTCAACACGATTAAGATTCAGTACGTGATATCCAGTACCCGTCATCTTTATTGGCGGATACAAGAACAACGCCCCTCCCGTATCGCGCTTTGGCTGCTTCCATCTGTAATATCTGGCAAGCAGATACTTCTCTAGATGTTGATCAACAGAAGGCATTAGCGTTTTCTAGTTAATGGTAATGCCTACTGTGCAACTCGAAGCTGGGCAAGCAACCTGAATATCAAGGCTGTCTACCGGATTCGGGAGAGGGAGATCGGCGACAATGACTGTTGCGACTTGACCGGGATCTGGATTCTCACCAGCGGCATTGAAAGATCGTACGCACATTAGGTATGTGCCGTCGCTTGTTAAGATCGCGGGGAAGGTCTGGCCTAACGTTACTGTGCCGACTGGGGCTGCAACTGGACCTAATGCGGTGCAATCATCGATATAAAAATTGTAGCCGTCAGGAACGGGGCCAGTAATGGGCGGCGAGAATATCACGGTCGTATCGTACGGAGGGGCGGCATAGGCAACCAGTGAAAGCAAAAGTGCTAGTACAAAAACAACGATTCTCATATCTTGGTTCCTTTGCTCGTCACTTGTCGGCCAACGCATCTGTCGTCACGGCCCGTAGTCCAGCGACGGCGACTGCGATCGCCAGTGTTAGCCAGCCGTAAATTGCCGGAGAAATAACCTCTTGAATGGCTGAAAGGCTAAGTTGTGCCGCGCCGAGCATGCCGAGAGCCGTAGAAAAAAGGATGGTCTTGCTTTTGAAAACATTCATTGACGGCCCTCTTGGCTGGTTTCTTAGTCAGCTATGAATGAAGCGTAGTCTGACTTTTTCATGGAACCCTGTCAAGCATTTCAATGACTTGCATTTGCAATATGCGCCAAGCCCTATCTACCCGTTTTTTATAGGTTTTCTGTGATATGCCGAGAATAAGCGCCCGATATTTGTGCGGCCTTCCTCGACAACTGTCGCCACGAACGATGCCTAGGTGGTATGCCTGGAAAGCAGAGCTTTCGGATTCCGGCATATTTGTTACTACGCTTTGAACCCTATCTGCATCTGTCAAGCATTCTGCGGCGGCCTCAACCGGCCTTGAGCCTTTTCCGCCACGTATGTTTACGCCACCCATTTCAGCGACCTTGCCCAATATGCTGATACTCGGAAAGCCTAGCGCCCCGCTGTCTGAGCTTAATCTAGCGCGCCTCCACGTTCTGATCAGTTCGTTGACCACAGTATCCGAGGCCATACTGGTTTTTTGAGCGAACAAGCGCGCCACCCCTCTTCAGAATGTATTCAATGTCGCCACATACCAGCCGAACAATCGGATACTTCGGGTTTTTCTGGCATGTACGCTCATATTTTATAGTCTTGTCCATTTCTTGATTCGCCTAGCTCAGAAAGCAATCTGTCGCAGATTTTAATGAGCTCGCAAACATATCGGTATACTGGTGAATTATACTCTTTTTGCGGCACAAGCTCACGAATCTGGCTGATTCTGTTTTTCAATGGTCCGAGATAGTTCTTGCCCTTCGCTGCTTTTCCTTCCGGTGTATTCCATGGTTCAGGCGGCTCACCTCCCTGAGCAATGACGACCTTGATTGCAGATGGGAGTGTAATTCCTGATATTGCGCACAAGTCAGCAACTCTTTCGATTTGGGCTGAATTGAAATACATTGCCCTGCCTTGAAGTGGCGATGCGTGACCGCCCTCATAAACTCGATCCAGTCCATAGAAATCGTGTTTCGACATGCCTTTGAAGGTACTTAGTTTCGCGTTAGAAACTAACGCTGCTTTTTCTGTTTTGATCCATTCTGTTTCAGTCATGGTTTTTCCGTCATTTCTCGAACCGGTTCGGAAGCCAATACAGCAGACGAGTCGATCCCTAAAATCTCAAGCGTGTCACGAAGTCGTGAGACTTCATCATTCAGACGACCTATTTTCTCTGTGAGCTTGATATTCTCCCGATACTCGTCCATACGATTGTCGGCAAGAATCATATTGTCAGTTAGTAGTTGGTCGATTTTGTCTGCAGCGTCGTGGAGCAGCCGATGTGGCCACGGAATTTGTGCGCTGGGATGCCCTTTACATGCCTCCCGGAGTTGTTCGATAATTTCACTCACAAGATTGCACCTGCCTGTCCTTTTCTGAGTCGTTCATAATTCCAGCCCCTATCGTAATGCCTTAGATTCATCGCCACCTTCTGAATTAAATTGTAGAAACCCAGATTCAAAAGACCATGTAAGCGTCCTCTGCACAGCCATTTCCCAAAACTCAGAATCGTTGCGTCCTTCGTTGTCGCCATATCGGTGACACGATCCGCACAGTATCGCACCAGCCAGCGACAGAGACTTTATCCCCCTGCCGAATAACATGCCCCATCCGTTGAGGTTTCGATGTGCGAGAACTAGCTCCCCGTCCTGTGGTGTTTGACGACAGCCGAAACATTGCGGGGCTATCTTGGCTAGTTCGGTGTATTTTTTAGGATTCATTACCAAACACGCATCCAATTTCTGCGCCTAATTGATAAAGATGCTCGATGACCATAGCCAGTTCCTCTACGTTATATTCTGATGTTGGTTTTGCGACCTCGACGATACGTCCTCCTAGCTCAACGACCTTGACCGTTCCAAATTCTTGCTTGACGATATCTTTCATTTGCGAGTCGGTGTATCCGCAGTGCAGGCCAAGTGATCGAATCATCGCATGCAGTTTCGCGTTTTGTGGCAATGTTCTTGATCGCTTGAATGGACGAATATCAATCTGGTAGGGCTTGCCAGTTAGCTTGTCGCTGATCTGATTCGCGAACTTTCGGATATCATCGCTGGTGCGGATTATTGCTCTCACTTTATTGCCTGTTCATCAGCGTCATCATTCCAAGTGAACATCTTATGGTTATGGCTTCCGCCGCAGGCAATATGTTCGCCTGTGTGTCCTCGCTCCCTTGTGCAGATCCACGGCGTTGGCGCATCTCGCATACAAGTGGCTTCGCATGAAATAACATTGTCAAAAATCGAGGTGCAAACGCATTTAGCCATTATCTTGCTCATCCCCTCAACTCAAAAAACTTCGGAAAGCGTTCGCCATATTTTTCAAGAAATAATCTCGCAAGACCTGGAACATGATTTCCATCACATTTGAACAACACACCAGAATCCGATAGATCAGTGTCGTACCTGATGCTCTCGATGATACAGCGTGCCGAATACCTCTTACGACCCGACATGGCCATTTCAAGCGCTCTGTATTCGAAGGCCCGATATATGTGGGCGTTCTTGCGCAGCCAGAATTCGAATCCTGATGGATAGGGATCTGGCTCCAAGTTAAAGTTAGCTTGGTTCATTTATGCTCCACAAGACGTATGGGCGCGTCGCTTTCATCCATGTCAGTTCGCGAAGCTTCCATCGCATCTTCCGCCGAGACGCTGGCTGGCAATCCTCAAAATCCTCACGCTCCCACCTTTCTAGTAGGTTCTCTGTGCAGTCTGGGTGTTTCATTTTGGAGTTACCTTCCATCCCTTTGGGCGCTTAGCTTGCTTGGCAATAGGCATCTCGCTTGCTGTGCGAAGGTCAATCAAAAATGGAGAGCATCCTTTGCGTCGAGCCATTACCCATTTGTCCACATTTGCCATTACGCGAATCTCGTAGCCGCATTTCAACAACAGGTCTCCACGCTCAATGATAGTTTCTTCTGTAGCGTCGTTCATTTTGGTTCCTGTTTTTGCAGGTCAGTTGTCGCATCAACCTCTGAGATCCAGATTATTCTCCATAAATCGCGCTCAGTGTCGCCCCACGGCATGTCTGACTCTCCGAACTCGACTTGCCCAGAGTCGTCCTGACAGAAGACTGGAATACGGTAAACGCGATCCCGGTATTCCATCGACAAAACCATAGTCGCTTGCCAGTCCCAGCCATCATCATCCTCGCCCCAGAAATCGGCCTGACTATCCTCAAAGGAAACATCCCGCTTGCATTCCATGAACTCGACGATCTCGCGGGCAGCATCCTCGCAGAGAATTTCGTAGTCTTCGCGTGGTGTACCACCGCCCGGAGTTTTCATTGATGCTCCTTTTGTTGTTGTAAGACCGAGGAAGCGCCGCCACCGCAAGCTGGGCAGTGCTTAGGTTGCAATGGCCCGGTTACTCGATAAACGACATTCTTATTACCGACGCATCCCACAAGCCACGTATAACTCGGCGGCTTATTCTTTCGTTTTGCTCTCGGTGTAGTCATTTCCTATGCCTCTGTGGCTTGGGTTGCTTTGAGTTATAAATCACTCTCTGGCATTCTGGCGATTGAGCGGCATCAATTAACTCTTGTGACGTTGTTATTCGATCTTTATGCCGGTGTTCGCCACACATCGCCTCGCCCTTGGGGGCTTGTTTTCGGCAATTTGTCATCAAACATTCACACATAATCTTTGAATGTAGCTGGTCGAAGCCCTTTTGCGTCCCAAAAACGCCAGTTGCTAAATGCAGTAAAGCCTGCTTCTTGGCCGACGCAGCCACAATCAAAATTCACTCGGTGCTTATTCATAATGTCTCTTCCTTCTTCTTTTGGCCCAATCCCAAACCCCGCAAAAAGAACATGCTGCGATAGGTGGACTATATTTCCATGCCCCGCAGGTTTTGCAGAGGTAGTGGGTCATCTCGTTGCCCTTAGTCGGTGCATGAAAGCTCATTCACTTTGTCCCAGTGCCTTCCTGGTCAATGTCTTTCGTGTCTTGGTCTGCAAGCCACTCTGGTTTTGGAAATCGATCACTAAAGAAATACTCGCTGGCTTCCTCTGAATCAATTTGTGCGGCTTCTGGCCAGAACTCTAAAATCTGCTCTTCGCTATCAGCGTAAGCAACAACAATTGAATGGCTTTCATCACCAGCATGGCCAGTACACCAAAAAGGATGTGGTGGTGGAAATTTCACCGGCCGATAGTCGTCAAAATTTGCTTCAAATCTTGCTCTAATCATCCCCTAGCCCTCCTAATAAGCGGGTCGTTTTCAAATGATAATATGTCGGCTTGCCTTTGTTCGTCCGATACTTCCTCAACAACCCTCAACTTCCTGTCACGATGCAAGGTTCCGAATTTATCGGCCTGTCTGAACCATCGTTTCCAAGCCCTGTTCCAATCGCTGTAGGCTCGCTTGTATTCGTGGTCATGCCATTCTTCTGTTTGGCGCTTGACTTCCTTCTCTGTGATCGAAAAGGTTTGCATTGCCCATTTCAGGCGGTCTGGTGTGACATCGAAGTCGTCGGGGGCGAAGTAGGTGCGTTTCATTGGGTTGGTAATAGCTCCCCTAGCAATTGCTCATCTACAGAAGACACGATACTCGCCGCCCTTTTACTGTTTGATGTTGCCAGCACTCCGCGAACGGCTAACAGGTTTGCCAATCGTCTCGGCTGGGTTTTGTTATATTTGAAATTCATCAATTTGTGCGACCGATAAATAATTCTTTTTGCAGAAAGACTGTCGTCATCAGCGGCGTATCTAATTTCCTGAAGCAGCCCATAAATACAACGATCAAGCTGGTTTCTTGAAATATTCTTTACGAAATATTCCGACTCCCTGCTTGCTAGCTGTTCTCGCATTAGTTTCTCCATATCAATCATTTAGACCCTTAAAAGAAGGGGCCTAGCACAACAGTAATCTCCTGCTGCTTTCAATCTCGATGCAACTATCAGAAACCAGGCTGTCTTTCAAATAAGTTTCAGGACGACGATCCTGCGGGGCCTCCGATACACGGAGCTTCTTTTTGGCCTGTTCGGCTGGTCTTAAGACCGTCCGATATCGCAAATGCACTTTTTTGAACAACAGCCACGCAATAAGGCCAAGTCTTTCGGGGTTCTGCCGCTGGCTGCGGCTTAGGGATTTACTATATGTAGAGGTTTTATGATAGAGTGTCCCTACATATGGTGTGCCGCCAAGCAATGACCAGATTCGAAACAAAGCCTTAGTCGCCATGCGTCTAGGGCTTCTTTCGTTTCGAGGGGGTACAATAGCGCGAATCATTGGCTATTTCAACTCGGCATGATTGGCATTGAAAACAGCATGAGCAAATCCCCGCGGTGTCGCAGACCGGAAGTTAGCTCGATTAGGACCAGGCGGCGCGCGGTGTATTCTTGAATCTGGCACGCCTATCGGTTCGCTCAATCCGGCTGGCATCATAAATCCATTGCCGCACCAGATATGCGTACGCTTCGTGTAATTGTCTTCTGGCTCCAAATCAGCAAACATCCAAGGATGAAACCAATGATTTGATTTTCGCCAGAGCGTAGAAAGAACGCTTACGGGATTTTCCGCAAACCACGGCACGCCATACAAATTACCAAGCGTTTCAACCTGCCGGCACAAAGCAACAGCGTCATCCTGGAACCTTGGGTTTGAGGCTCTCTTGTCTGAAAACCAGCGCGCACCACTTACAGCCAAGTCTGTACAGGGCGGGAAACCGAAGATGATGTCAGGGCAAAAGTTGCTCGGCAAGTGTTGGGCGATATCGCTAACACTGCATCCTATTTTGTAAACGGTGCCGCTTTCCAAGATCGCCGGCAACGGCTCATCACTATGTTGAATATCGACACATACACATGTTGCCCCGCTTTCCCCCCAGGGCTCGACCATAATTCCAGTGTAATCAAATAAGCTCAGCACAATCATAGCTAACTCAACTCGGTCCTGTCCTCAAGATCCCGCTCCAACTCCGCACGGCGCTCTTTGTCTTCTTTTGAGGGGTGCAGGGATCGATCTAGCGCATTCCGAAAATGATTCAAACTTGCACCATCAAGCGATCCGATATAGCGTCCGTGGGCATCTTCAATGCGTAGATACGGCGTTACTTCCGGCGCTTCAGAGTGGCTTCCAATTATCTGGAGGACCCCCGCTCCGCACGCTAACTTGTATTCTCGTCGAAAAGCCATTTCAACTCCTATCGCCTGGTTGCCATACTCTGTTGGGGAAGTGCATTTTATTCTCCTGTTGAAAAGGTGAGCCCACGAACGCCGAGCTATAGTTCTGACTCTCTACAAACCCGTTATGATCGTATTTGCAGCTACCTACTCACCGTGCATCCACTGATGCTTCCGGGAATCTAAGACGACCTCCGGGAAATGCCGAGGAAAAGGGAAGCCCGATACTTTGGCCCCGGAGGTCGAAATCTTTGTAGAGACTGTAAATTCGATTTCCTTCGAATAATTATTTCGGCATTAGGCATTTGTTTGCAACTCGATATCCAATGGAAGTCCGCAGTACAAACACCATTTTAGATCAGGGCGTCTTGATTCTGCGTCAACCAAATAAAACGTATGGCCGCACTCTGAGTCGTAAATATCATCAGGGTCGTGACTCCATGAGCATGTTTTATTAGTCACCCTCTATCTCCTGTGTTTGCAACTTGCTTGGATTGCTTGGGGTGGGTCGCTTCAACTGATCGAATAGCTCGTGCAACTTCTTGTAGAGCAGTTCCTATGGCGAAGTTAGGCAACTGATAACGAATTTCTAATGGTGTATCCTTGATAGGATCAAGCCAGCGCCTAGCGCTCTCATCAATTTCGTCTGAAAGTTTGCTCACCCCCCTTCCCCTAATCCGTCTGTGTTAAGCACCTTGGAATCGATGATTGCTTTTATGGTGTTCATTGTTCTGTCTGGGCTTTGTGTTTTAGTCATCTCCCACTGACTGCTGGCTTCAAGTAATTGCCACATTTCTACACCATCTTCGCGAACACGTATATCGAATAAGATAACTGCATCCACCTGTCTCGTGAGCTGGGCTGCGAGCGCGTCGAGGAATATTTCTGGTATATCGGCAATCCACATAGGGTCTTCGTTATAATGCCACTCTCCGCCACCAGCGAAACTAATGTAGTCATAGTCAGGATCTCCACTTTCGCAGTTGTCGATGTCCCAACCATCAGCCAGAAGCACTGCGTTTTTAATATATTCATTCGAGTCCATTTCTAACCCTCTGTTGATATCTCCTGCACGTTCGGCAGCGCCGCCAATCATTTTTGTCTAGCCACGTATTATCTGGCGTAAATTCATGACCATGAGCGCAATGCGTTTTAACTTGGCTTGCGTGACGACCCTTTTCGCACATGTCTCTAGCGTTATCACCCTTGCTACCAAGAAATAGATGCTCAGGATTGCAACAAGCACGGTTGTCGCATTTATGCAGAACACATGCTCCATCAGGTATAGGGCCATTAGCCCACTCCCAAGCGATTCTGTGCGTGTAATCCGTGCGACCATTAAAGTGCTTTCTTCCGTAACCGCTGGACTTTCCGCCCTTCCACTCAAAGCAAGTATCCACGGCCCTGCGTATGTAGTCATTGTTTGTCATTGGGTCTGTTCCGGCATTGGAATCCAGTGAGTCACATCAATCCATGATGGCGCTGTATCAGATGCGTCTTTATCCCCTCTCGGATATGTAAACCACGGTTCATGCATTCCATAACACATACAAGAACGAAAGATTCTGCCGCAGCGATTCAAAGCAATAAAATCTTCATGCGGCGGCGGCAATTCAGTTTCTCGCGAAATCCAGCTTGTAGCTTTAGTTGTTCCACTCACATCTCTCTCCTATTCCATTCTCTGGTCCGCATGTCCAAATTCATCAAATTCAACACGTTCATCTGCGCTGGCATCAATAATGTTCTTGAACGAAAAAGCAGCGCTTCGAACAAGCCCCTGAATCTCTTCGGCTTCTTCCTCACTATCTGCTACGATAGTGAATCGAATGCCTCCAAAATATTTGTTCACTGTTCTCTCCTAGTGTGAATTGGCTTTGAAGGTTGCTCCGAGTGAAACCGCCGGGATAAGGAATCGAACCTCAGTCCCCCAATTCTCACCAGAGTGCGGCCAGCCGTCACCTCGACTATTGAAGCAACCATCAAAACCAACTCTTAGTCATTCTCCCTCATCGTTTCGTGAATCGCTTGTCTGGCATATTCCGAACGCCATTATTGCACTCGTAACAATATCTAGAGCTGGTCGAAACCCTATTCACGCATCCAGTCGTCCCGCAGGTATACGCTTTATTTTTTCTGTCTTCGCGCTCTGCCGGCGATCCACTGTATCCACGCATACCCATCGCGGTTTCCCACGCTGCCTGACTCATTTGTTTTTCCTTGCTTCGTAAAAACACTTAAAGCAGTAAACCTTGCCAAGCCTCAATTCGGTTGCGTTTACGGTGTCCAGATGGCCACACTCTAGTTCTACCGTGATATGAAAGCCGCGCTGAGTTGCTGTGTGTCTCGTTAATGGATTGCGACAACTTGTGACGATCTTCCTTTTTGGGGCGGCGGTCATTTTATATGCATGTATCTTCGCTTCTGTCTCGGCCATAATTTTAGCGAAGTTGATAGTGGATTTCCGAGTCTGAACCTTATTCATTGTTAATCTCCTCAGCACACCATTTCTGATTCGCATAAGTCCCTGGAAAAGCCAGCTTGCATTGTTCCAACGTTTTCTCAGCTATCTCGTCCAGTCTTTCCTGTTTCGCAGCGATTCGATCTTCGTGTGCGGAATGGATTGTTTGAATGCTGGTTATGACTGCGTAGGCGATTAGGATTAGCAGGATTGTGGTGAAGGTTTTCATTCTTCGTACTCGATGCGAGCGTATTTGTAGCCTGTACGTACAGCGTCTCTTAGTCTTTCACCTAAAACCGACATTACGTAAATATTGGGCAGCGATTTTATAGGTCGATTGCTGTCAATCAGCCTAAAGTCTTCTGCGCGCCGGTGTTTAGAAAAAGTTATGAATATAGTGCTAATCCTTTTTGGCAAATAGATGTTTTTAACAAGATGGTAATGGCATAACATCTTGCCAAGATCACCAATCCACCAATGTTTGTAATTGCCCCTTTTCAACCTAATCTCTTTCATCTTCATTCCCGATAGTCGTTTAGCTCAAGGTCACTCGTAATCCCATATCTTTTTTCGTTTCGCAGAGCGACGAATCATTCCCCTAACTATGTCCGTCATCGTAATGCCCTTATGATTAGCGAGTTTTTTGAGCGAATTCAATTCTTGAGCAGTAATTAAAAGATCAATTTTCTTTGTTGTTTTTTTCTTTGTTGGTTCATTTGTACAACGCATGCACTTTCTCTTTGAGCACTTAAGACCAAACCTTATGTCGCTACTTAATATGCCGCATTTTGAAACCGCAACCTTGCCCTTGACATTCCAGTGGTGAGCAATACGAGAGCTCCAATCTAACCACCCCCATCGCCAACCAACAGTTGTTGGCCTATAGTGAGTTATCCACTCAACCTCCATATCAGGAGATGTTGGCAACGGCATTCCAGCGCCTCTTTGTGCGTCGCACGTTTTGCACACTGAATCAACCTTAAGCGGCTTCGTATAATCCCGATGGTCATAGCACTGAGCGGGATCACCACAATCAATGCAAAGTAAACCTTTAGGGCTTGGCAAGGTTCCGTTTTTCACGGCGGCCTGTACGCGACCTCTCGCCACCGACCTCAGTCTTTCCATGCTGACGATCATTACAAGAACATCCCCGCATGAATTCTCTTATCGGCAGCAACAAGCCGTTGAATCATATCAACGCTTGGCGTCCTTTTGCCGTGTGCGATCTGCGATAAATACGCTTTCGAGCTTTCCAATTTATCGGCAAGCCGCTGTTTTTGTTCTGGATTTAACGAAATCCATACGTCAGTGAATGTTCTCATGCTGCAAATATAGCAAGAAGTGCTGGACAACGCAATAGCTAGCTGCTATCGTTGTTTTATTCACAGAGGAAGCACCCATGACATATGAATCCGGCCTCACAATCATCGAGCGCATGAAAGATTCCGTCGCGAACGAATACATCACCGATCAGATCAACGAAGACTACGGACCTGTCGGCTCTTATCTTGAGGATATGAAGGGATACATTCTGATCGGGGATTTCGAGGCTGCTGGGAAAGTATTTCGGGATTGTGTTGTGGATGCTGGGAACAGGGTTTTGGAGAGGGATAAGAAATGAACAAGGCAAATGCGGAAAAAGACACGGCGGTTATTCAGGAGGTAGCTGTTATAACACCAATGCACATGCTGGCCTCTGCGGTTGAGCAGGGTCACGACCTGGAAAAGATCGAGAAGCTAATGGAGCTCGAACGTCGCTGGAAAGACGACAAGGCCAGAGAGGCTTATTTCGAGGCGATGGCTGAATTCAACAAGCAGGGAGTTGTCATCACTAAAGACAAGACGAACTCTCAATATGGCTCTCGATACGCCAGCATCGGTAATATCGCTAACACGCTTGCCGCGGCACTTGCACCTTTTGGCCTGAATGCCACATGGAAGATAGAGCAGGGCGAACTAATCACTGCAACTTGCTATCTGACTCATACGCTTGGGCACAGCGAGAATGTATCAATGTCCGGCCCGCCCGATACTTCTGGCAGCAAGAACCAGCTACAGCAGATCAAATCCACAATTACCTATTTACAGGGATCTACGCTTCAGGCTGTTACCGGAGTTATCGCTCAGGATACGCCTGACGATGATGGAAACTCAGGCGTGTTAGCAGAGGTTATCACTGAAGATCAAGCAGCCGACCTTGACGCCCTACGAGAAGAGGTAGGCGTTGATCTGGGTCGATTCCTGAAGTGGGCCAGAGTTCCGGCCATTGACGAAATACCGCTTGAGAACCACGGGCGCTGCATTACTAAGCTGGAGGCTTCGCGATGATTGTCCACAAAATGGATCAGTATTCAGAGCTCTGGTGGCAGATCAGGCGAGGCGTTCCCACGATGTCGAAGTGCGACAAAATCATCACGCCAAAGACAGCCAAGCTGTCGGCTCAGTCTCGCCAATACATGCATGAACTTATCGCCGAACCCGTCTCAAAAGAGGAAGAGGAAGGTTTCGAGCCGACGAAATGGATGCTTCGTGGAATTGAGCTGGAAGAGGAAGCTAGGGATTGGTATGAGATGCACCACAATTGCGATCTCGACCAAGTTGGCTTTGTGACAAACGACGAGGCGACATTAGGCTGTAGCCCCGACTCACTCACTGAAACCTACGGCGTCGAGATAAAGTGTCCCAAGGCATCGACCCACGTTGGCTACCTGCTAAACGGAACGCTGCCTGATTTCTACAAGCCACAGGTTCACGGCTCCATGTTCATTACTGGCCTGCCGTGGCGGTTCATTTCGTATCACCCTGACTTTGATCCGCTGGTGGTATCGGTAGAGCCGGACGATTACACGGATCTGGTCGGCAAGGCGCTGACTCAGTTCGCCAAAGACCTGAGCGAAACGCGGGATAAACTCCTAAACAGGAAAGCTGCATGAGCCTCCCTGCCGACAATTTCAACCAAGTGCGAGAGCTACACAATCAAGGCTTGAGCCAGTGTGCTATCGAGCGATATACCGGCGTCCCGCGCGCTCAGGTTCGTCGCATTTTGGGCCTTGATCCGGGCTGGTCGGCACCAGTTAAGAGTAACGAACTATCAATTCGCCAGCGTCAATACCTTTTGTCTTGGAGAGTACTATGACCATCAAACCACTCAACCGCATAGACTGCACTCGCTATCCAATCGGCCACACAATCTACACCTGGCTTTGCAGCAACGGGTATCGGGTCAAGATCGAGAATGATCGGCTTTGGCTGGTGAGGGCGTTATGAAGAGAACGATTGCGGCATTCAGAAGCCTTGGCGGCTATGAGTCTTTTGGCGAAGAGAGAATAAAGAAATATTCGGAGGATGTTCGAATCACCGAATACGTCACAGTATACTTCCCCGACCTAGACGCAAAGGAATACGTGTCAAAACAGGTCGCTGCTCTCAAGGAAAAGCAGAGCGAATTGCAGGAAAAATACCTTGCAGCTAAGGCCCACATCGACGATCAGATATCAAAGCTAACGTCGATAACGCATCAACCGGAAACTGTGGAGATGGCAGAGGGAGAACAGGAGCATGACTGAAAAGACAACCCATTACGGCCACAACGATTGTGACCCGTACAATTACGACGATGCCGATGAATGCGCTTGCGACTATGTTGATATAAACGATGAGCCGAAGATCGGTGAGACGTTCGTGATTTACGCCGGGGAAGGTGCGCCAAACAAGGGCTCATGGTATCTCGATAACATTGGAGACGGGCTTACGAATGGGGCTTGCAGTGAGATGTCGGAGGGTACTGAAGATTGGTGCTGCGATATCGACAAGATTGCCAATGAGCTACAGGCCACCTGTGAAAAGGCTGTTGACGATATTCTCGATAAGCACAATCTTCAACCAGGATTTTGCACGCTCAATTCTCTGCCGGACCTCACATATCGAAGGACGGCGGACGGTGCGGAGCGAGTCGACGACAAACAAAAGCAGGTAACGAAATCAACTTGCCAACCGGAGGAAGAATCATGAAAGGTGGAGTATTTCGCGGTTTCATAACCGCAATGGCTGGATTTGTTTACAGCATAAAAGAAAGGGTTCCGATACGAGCAACGCACTATCCTGATCCTGTGCTTAGCGACCCATATAAGAAGCTAAGGCGATCAAGGGTCGTCGGCAAGCCTCGTATTCGCCGTGTGCTGAAATGTGAGCCTGGAACTATTTCTTATCACGACAAGCTGGTTCGTCACTTTGGACGCAGACAGGCTGACAAGTTCGGCAGGCTAATCCAGAATAAGCGGCTTGATCTCTTGCCGACCGCAGCTAATTTTGCCGAATCTCCCGAATGGGCCTTTAGGTCGTGAATGCCCCAGAAGATTTCGATGTCTGCCAAACCGGATCACGCAAGATACTGGATGAGAATGCTTTGCGGATTGCGGAGCTTGAGGAAGCGTTGCGACGGCTTATCTCTTTGCCAGTAAACGAAAAAACAGACTCGTTATTCGGCTATGCCGGAGCAGTGCGGGCCATTTCTCGTGAGGCACTACTTGGAAGACAGCCATGCAAACAATGAACTTGATAGCCATGATAATGGGATACGCAGTAATAGGTGGCATATTGCTAATCGCGTCTTTCCTCGCAATAGCTTGGTCTGCTAATCGAAACCGAAGGCGCGAGAGGGGCATTGACTGATGAAAGAGCTACTCCGAGCGGCCATAGCAATCGCCCTGTTATTTGCCGTCTACGGCGAAGCGGGGCCGTGGACTACGACGACATTAGCGTTGATATTTGTAATCCTTGAAATTCAGAAGTGGAGAGAGGAATGAACAAACCACACAAGCACGCAACGCTGATAAAAAAGTGGGCGGATGGGGCTAAGATTGAATTTCGTGATGTTGAGGACGATATAGAGTGGCGTCCTATAATAGATTCGCCATGCTGGTTCAATACAACTGAATACCGAGTCAAGCCCGATCTGCCGATGGAAGAATTATGGGTAAACCATTACCCACACAGCATGCATCGTTACGTCCATGCTTCGAGAGAAAAGGCGCTTGAACGTGCAACTAATAATTGCCTAGGCACATACCGATACGTGCTTGCTGGGGATCAGGAATGAGTGACGCATTCAAATCACCAATGACCACCGATGAAATGATTTCGGCCATGAGTGTATCGTCCTCTGCCAATATTCTATGTGCTCGTCAACGATTGATCGAGATGTGTGACGAACTCAAAAAGGCCAACGCCAGAGAAAAGGCTGCGTTTATGGCTGGTTTCGAAACTGCTATGCACTGGGACGGAGACTGTATGCCGGACAAAGAACGGGCTTGGCAAAGCCATCGATGTCAGGACGACACGGATTGTAAAACGACTGACGATCCATCTGGAGAGCAAACGTGAGTACTAACATGGAGACGTTGCGACGACATGTGGCAAGCTATACAACCACGTCCATGCATAGGCAGAATTGTCTCGATGTGTGCGATGAACTGGAACAGGCGCAGGCCAAGATCGACAGGCTAACGAATCGTGGCATCGAAGATATGAAGCATGAGATCGAATCCTTAGAAATCGCAGTCGCGCACCACAAAGAGATCTCGCTAGATTATTTGCTTGACTGTGATACTGCACTTAGGGAACGAAATACAGCTTTGGAATCCACCCTCAAATCAATCCAAAAGCAATCCGGTGACTGGTATCAGGGAGCGGGAGAGGACGGGGCTGCGTTTACTATGAAGAGCATTTGGGACGAGTGTAATGAAGCGCTTGGGCCCGGTGATGACCTGAGTCAGCCGTCAACTCTCAAAAATGTTGATTCGTTTACGAGTGACAGTACTGAGGCCGCCGTGGGCATAGCTCTAAGTCCATTCCTAACTCCTGAAGAGATGTGCGAAAAGCTGTATGGCCAAGACTGGCGAAAGCATCCGGAGTTCTTAGAGGGGCAGCAATGGGTTCGGGACACATTCTACAACGGCGGACCTCTTCCATCAGAGCAAGCGCAGTCCGTTCTGGACAAAAGAGATGTCCCAACTACCAACGAAATACCAGTATCTACCGATGTTGGTAGTTCGGATGGCGGAGATAAACAATGAACTGCCGAAAACACGGATTTAACTGGCCGCACGATAAGACGTGCCCGTACTGCGATGTCGAGCGACTTGAGAAGTTAGTGCATCTTCCGGGTCATTGGAAATGTCAGAATTGCGATTTTTACTTGGTGTCCACGAATCTACACGCTGCGTCCGGCAATTTTAGCGCCAATGACAAGCCACATGATTGCGCCAATGGGTGCGGACCAATGTGGCGAGTAACCCATGAGCAGTCGGCGAATGACATGGTTGACAGCGTCGAGCGCCTGACTGCTGAGGTCAGTCGATTGACGATGATGCTTGAGGAATACGTCAGGCTGGATAATGCCGGCAAGATACCGCTGGAATCAGTTGGCGGCTCTGATTCAGGTAGTCCAGAGACTCCCGGTAAAGAGCAAACTCCATGATCGTCTACAGAATAAAAAGCGCGCTCCATGAATCGCAATGCGTCATTGCGAACACCATGCCGGAAGCGGCGGCTGCATTCGAAAAACATCATTCAGGCGAAATATTGGAAATTGAAGTACTGAGCTATAATCCGATCATCGTAGATTTTGACCATGACAAACAAACTACTCAGCCGGCTCCCGCATTAACGCCTGGAAAGCGAGCTGAATTTACTAACAACTCAAAGGAATGATAATGAAAAATACAATAGTACTTTTGACGATTATGCTTATGGCTGGATGCGCGAATATGACGTACGAGCAAAAGCGCAACACGATAATTGCAGTTGGCGTAGTTGTAGTAGCTGGCGCAATTGTTGCATCACAGGACGATGGAAGCATCGCCATTAATAGAAATTGTTATGTTTTGGTTCCGCCTGGAACTGTTGAGCGGCGGGCTTGTTGAGGTGGGCAGAATCCAATCTGACAAACTCTGCGAGTGCGGTTGTGGGCAATATACGTTCATTGCAAGGCACGCAGTGAAGAAGCGTGGCGTAGTAGCGGGCGGGCCTATGAAATTCCTCCGTGGACACGGTGACGCGCCGCTTTCGCCTACTTATATGACATGGCAGGGGATGAAACAACGGTGCCTATATGAAGGACATATCAGGTTCAAGCACTACGGCGGGAGAGGAATTAAGCTTCACGGTCCCTGGCTGAAATTCAAAAACTTCCTTGCCGATATGGGAGAGAGGCCAGCAGGCATGTCTATTGACCGTATTGACAATGATGGTGACTATAAGCCCGGCAATTGCCGATGGGCAGACGCAACAACACAGGCTAGAAACAAAGATACAGGCGGTACGCTGATTACGGTTTTCGGAGAAACAAAATGTATTGCTGCCTGGGCGCGTGATCCGAGGTGCGTTGCCAATTATGCGGCACTATACAAGCGAATCGCTCGCTATAAATGGCCTGCAGAAAGGGCTATTACAACGCCTGTCGAATTCAGAAATACCAGACAATCCTAGCCCAGCTATCATTTCCACTATTCCAGTCATTCGTTTCACACACGCCGTTAATCCGACAAACGGTAATCTCAGGCGCGCTGCCGGCAGTAGAGAAATGGCGCGCCTTGAATCCTATTCTGTCTGTGAATCGATACTCGAAGCTGATTCCGGCCCTGAATTTTGACGTACCTATTCTGTCCGCGCTCTGAAAGAAGTACGGTCCGAATCCAATCCGGGCCCTCTGCTTCCACGGATCAGTGACAACGAACTCAGCACCAGCATAAAGCTGTTCACGAATCCTAAACCCGTCATATTCCTGCTCACCGATGTAGCCGAACCCGATATCGAAGTGCTTTGAAATACGGTTATTCAGTTGGAGCATGCCGGCACCGGAGAATGTCGAACCAACCTGTGTCGGGCCAACATCGATGTAGAGCTCGCCGGCATCAGCAGATCCCCACCAGACGAAAATAAGCAACGCCGTGACAACCAAGATAGCCCCGGTTTTAAGTTTGAAGTTTTTCAAAATGCAACCCCTATCAATACGAGGCCGAGCAGCCCCTTGTAAGTCCAAGATTCTATATTCGCTTCACGCCTGTCAGCCTCAATCTCATTGAGTTGAAACTCAGCCAGTTCGATATATCGCTGGCCCTGCTTCTGTGTCTCGTTGTAGGCGATGATCAGGGCATCAATGGCCTCTGCATTAGCCTTGGCGATATCATAATTCGCGTCTGAGACAGCGCGACAGGCCGTCAGCGCCTTTAATGCGTTGGCATCGAGAAAGGCACCGGGATTGCCATTTACGTCAACCTGGACCGACTCAGGCCACTGACATCGCTCAATTGGCCTGACAGCCGTTTCGGCAATAGGTTGGCCCTGCCAGTCAGGTAACGTTCTCGTCGTCTGACAGCCGGTTAGCAGCGTTCCAATCAGAAATAAGATCAGACACGCTCGCGTCTGTCGTTGCAATCCTGTCCAGTTGTTTGTTCGCATTTTCCCTCACCAGCCTCGATTTCTTCTGTGCCTCAAAGAACTTATCAGTTGCGTCTTCTACGGCGCTCCATCCATCCTCAATTTCAGCCTCTGACGCATCCTGTATTGATTGATTGGCCCTTTCGGTCCGCACGTTTGCTCGCCTGATAGCGCTAAGGCCATACACGATGCCAATAGCGGCACTTATCCACACCCACCAGCGGCCAATAAAGTCGATTATTTTCTGTCTCATGCCATTAGCTCCGATACCACTGACAGCCCAAGCGCGTAACGGGTCTTGCCCTTGCGTCGATAGGCCGTGAGTTTCTGTCCGCGCGGACTGTCAGATATTCCAAGATGTGACCATTTTGCGAACTCATTAATAATTTGGTCTATCGGCAGCTCTAGCTCAACTACGCGCGAACACACCTCAAGCGGCGTATACCCAACCGCAATAAAATCAGCGGCACTGCCTGTCATGTGCGCTGATTTCAATGACCCGCCAATCAGCGTGTTCAGTATTCTTGGCCGATAACCTGATGAAATGTAGATCACTGATCCAAGACTGTCGCGAAGCGGTTGCAGGCACGTATCGACCAGTGTCTGCAGGTTCTCAATAACTTCGTCATCAGGCTCCATGTCGATGCCATTACGTTCAGCGGTCTGGCTGCGCAGGAATTCTTCTAACTTAAACGACTTAGAAAGGCGCATCAGAAGTCAGGCTCTACAATGCAATTAACCGTTCGATAGCAAAGAATCTTCTGATCGATCTCTTGGATTTGCGCCTCGATCGCATGAACGTCGTCTGCCACATTCTGATCGCCTGTGCTGGCCCTTAGCTCTCGTCTCGCAGCCCGTAACTCAGACTGCAATGCAGATTTCCTGATATTCAAAATCTGGATTGCAGTCGATGTCTGGTTAGAGTCAATCACAGAAACCAGCGTTTCGATGTCATGCGAGATTGATTTTAGATCGGAAGCAAACAGTGGCCTGCCAATTCCCATCGCGGTCCAGACGAATGCGACTATGGCGATGATTGTGCCAAGACTTAGCCCGACGACCGTGTTCTTGTTGATTTCTTTTCCGTTGAATGTGGTCACTGTCATTTCCTATGCAATTGCTTCTCGCAACGGTGTAATCGTAATAACGCCGTTTTGCCAATAATGTGTCTGAGCCGGTGAGGTTCCGCTTGTTGAGAAATTGCGAAACGATTCAAGGAAAACATCAATGTCTTGACCTGCAGGAACCTGTATTACAAAACTTCCTGATAATGTTGCCCACAAACCGTTTGCCGTCAAAAACCCATCAAATATCATATATTTACTATATTGCTGAACTGCATTAACGTTTATCCTAATCCTTAGCCTGGATTCTCCTACAGCAACACCGCTAGCTGAATTTGATGCTTGTCCTTGAACCGTCCAATTTACAAGACAGCGCGTGTTGATATTGCTCGGCGATGTAAATGCCTGTGTTTGGTTTAATGCACTTGCTTCAATTCTTGGCTGAGTCCCGGCTGTATAAACAACACTTCCATCAGCGAAATCATTTATAACCGGAACGTCGATCACAGAGACGCCTGCCACCGCAGTAATCGTTGATGTGTCGTTATCTGGGTTTCTCAGGCTCTCAACACCTTCAAAATTGACCGCCGTTATCCAAAACCAACGAGCCGTTCCCGGAGCATATGGGATCGTTAAGCTGTTACCGCGCACCGTAGCAACCAGACTAGCGCCTGCCCAGGCTGATGTGCTCGACTCATAAATATTGATCTGCTCAAACAGCCTGCTCGCAGGATTTGTCCATGCCAACAGAATTCCGTTTGCTTGTGATGTTGCAGTCAAAGACGTTGGTGCGGATACGACAACCGACGGAATAGTAATAGACCCCCCTGACTTGGTGACGTATTCACCAACCAGCGGGTCTGCATATCGAGTCGCATCATCTTCCTGAAATGAAAGCTCATATTCTCCCGCTGCTGTTGGAGCCCATTTCGTAATTCTGAATGTTTTGGCTGAGTAAGAGACCTCGCTAATGGTCCAGTCCACCACATCGCCCGGAACGACCTTTAGCCCAACCGGCATCATAGGGCAGCTAAATGATTCTTGGTTATCGCCCTGCTCTAAAAGACGGTATGCGATTCGTTGCGCCATCCATTCGTCGTTGGTAAACGGAAGCTGGATATCCTTCGAAAGCTCTTTATTGTTATCCCTTACCGTGAATTCACTAGCCGTTATTTGCTGGAACTCTACTGGCGCGTATGACCGATCAGGATCAACGTAAAACCCTTTAATAACATTCCATCGAGAAGCTGTTGGCCTTGATCCCTGCAGCACAACCTTGCCGGCGATATCCGACACGCCAAAAGACGCGACAGAAGCAGACCATACTGATGCGCGAATCGTAAACTGACCCGCCCAATATCCCCATTTGCCCGCCATAGAAGACAGCAGGTTCTCAATATTGGTGATGTGCCTAACACCCAAAGACAGTGAGCCGTTGCAGGTAAATCTGTTTTGCGTGGCAGATGGCACAGAAACAGTTACATCAGAAGCGTCTGCAGCAACAACAACAGCAGGCCAATTAATGCCTACTGACGGACTAACATTTTGATAGGTAATTAAATAATCAGAAACGCACAATGCCGGATTTTCAGACCATGCCCATGTTGTCGAATCGGCATATCTGTGGCTGCCGGAACCTCCATTCGTAGAGTCAAGTCTAGGGTCATAAACTAAACGGCCCTTTAATTCTGCCCTGACGTTTTGCGGCGCGCCCTTTTCCCATATTGATTTCGTTGCTTCCGTAAAGCGGCACCTGACAATGAAATAAGTAATGCCGCGACCGCGATGGGTGAGCGCAATATCTACAAATGCCGCATTGAGAGGCCCGCACACAGGCTGGTCATCGTAGCCGAGATACCAGTAACAGAATACTGCCGTAGCGCTTCCCGGCCCCTGCCATGCGCTGTCAGTAACCGCACCTGTTCCGGTCCCATCAGACGATCCTGACCCCGGCGTCCAGTCAATATCTGATGCAAGAATTCGAACATCATCAATCCAGATTGCTTCAATTGATTCGCTGCGGCCATGAGATAACGGGATAACGAACCAAAGGTCTTCACGATCAGCCCCAGATACGTTTGGATAAACATTTGGTCCAGATAACCTGGCAGTGCCGTAAACGACCTTTCGATATTCAAGTGTGCCGCGTACCGTAATGTCTCGCCCACTGATTCCGGTTCCTGCCGGTGCATCAGGGGAAGACAATCGGTCCGCAATTGAGCCAAGTATCTGAGAGAAAATAACCCTCGAAATAAACCCGATTATTCCTTTCGCAAATATTGTTTTCGCTGCGATAACGGCAATTATTTGTGGCACGAAACACTCCATGCAGCGGATGCTGACGATTGTTCCATATCGATCAACCCATTTCTCGACCTGACAACAGCGCGCCCAAGATAGACGACGCCTGCAAGTTGCTGGCCATCTGCTTCGATTAGCAAAACATCTCCGTGCTTTGCATCATCAACAGCGATAGGCTTTCCAAGAACTTTAAGCATCGCAGCCTTTAGTGATCCGTAAGACCTTATGATCCGATATGCGCCAAACTTGCTATCGTAAGAAAACGCATTCATTGGGTTCTTTCCAGTCTGCTCTTCGACAACAGCAGCGGCAAACTGGCAACAATCAAACAATCCATATGAAAATGGCTTATCAGACCATTCGTGAACAACCCTGCCAACGCTCATTACTGAAATCCATCCGAGTTTCTCCTGTCGTCCTGATCTCCATCGCTGACTACCGTTCTGGACACTGGCCCACCGGCCCAACTGAGTGTTTTCTCGACAGAGTCGGCAGAGAATGAGAAGAACGTATCTCCGGGAAATCGGCGCTGCTGATCTTCATCAGTCCATCGCGAGCCGTTTGATGTGTTAAGCGCAGCAAGTTCGTGCTGGACGACGACAACGATTCTGCTTTCGTCCTCACCAATCTCTATCGCTGCGAACTCAAATTCGCCGCGCCCAAGTATCTCTGGATCAGAAACAAGCGAGCCAGTGTCATCGACAAACCCAAGATAAACGGTGACGATATCGCCGTAGTTTCCGGCATCCATCGCTTCAGAAATATATGTCGAATCAACACCAGAAAGCACAAGCCTAAATGGACCCGGCGCAACAACCTCTGTTTCTTCAACCGACTCAACGCCGCCAAAGTCGCCGACGCCGACGTAAGTATTTCCGCCAAAAACAATAGGCCCTATTCTTGTATGAACATAAATCGGCGTATCAAATGCCAGTGAAGCCAGCACCACTGCCTCTCTGTGAGGCGCATCGACCTCTGCAGCATTGGCAACTGAAATGCCTCTACTCATGCCGAAAAGTCCTCTGTCATATCAACTGAAAAATCAGAGAATATGCCCGGCTTGTCACGCCATGACGATTCTTGCTTGGACAACATAAACACACCTTGCGGTCGATAAAGAACGCAAGCCGCTTCGTCTGCTGGTGCAACGCGAATTCTGGATGATATTGTCGCTAGCCCGATGCCTGACGCATCTCCGTCCAAATCTGCGTCTAAACGCAACAGTTGACTGCCGATCTGAATTTGGTCGCCAGCAAGCAGTTGGCCGTCAGCATTTGAATCGAGACCTTTTAACCAGATACTTTTCCCGGTCTGATTTGCGCCCAGAAAGGCAGTCGTTGTCGTAGGTGTGTAGCGCCCTAGTTGTCCGCCCCTCTGAAGTTGGGCACCCCAAAGGTAAAGCCCTGACGATCCATCACCGTTAAAAGTGATGATGTTGTTTGCGCCGTCGCATAAGTAAATGATAAATCTAACCGAAGTCGACGCCGGTAATCGTACGGATAGCCTAGCTCGAAATCTGCCGCCACCAAGATCGTGAATCGTTGCATAAGAGTTTGTCGCCGTGCCATTGGTCGATGCTGCTTCAGAAATCGTTCCCAGTGTCGCATCAAAAAAGGCAGACCCAAAATTGTTGGCACCGTCATCAATAATGATCCGCATTCTTTGGCTGGTATTTGCTTCGAAGTGAACAGATCCTGTCCAATATTCAATAACTGATGTACGAGCGTAACTCTGCTCTAAATGATGAGTTGCTGATGCAGTTGAATCCTCTACAAGCTCATCAGCAGTGGTTGTTCCGTCTGGTGCGGTCGCAGCATTAGCGGTCACGGTAGCTCGAACCTTAGCCCAGTCAGCGTGATCGAATTCCTGAGACCTTGTTACGGCGTTAAAGCCATTATCTACCATGAGGCATCTGGCTAACTCGCTTCTTAATAAGTCGAATTGGGAGAAGCCAGACCCAGAAAGCGGAATATTATCAGTTAATGCAGCTTGCACGCCTGTATTAGACGCAGTGAACGCAGCAACGTACACGCCTGTAATATGATCGATGCTACCTGAGTCGAAAAGGTCCCCAAGAGGCCCGCCAGAAGAGGTTATATAGGACACACGACCAGTGGATTGAAGGTCTGAATAAGAAACGACAGCAGTGCGAAACGCGTAACTTAGCCCGGCAACAGTGATCGAGTTAGATGTTGGCGCGAAAACTGTGCCGTTGGTGGTATTACCGGCGCGCTTAACTCGTACACCGCCAGAAATGTCCGTGTTTATTTGCCATGCAGCGCCAGAATAATTTGCAGACACTAACGCCGGATGAAGGTCCGATATCGAAAGAGACCCGGTAGGGCCAGAATACGAAAAATCCCGTATCGATGCCCGATGCTGCATTCCATTGAGTCGAGACAAGTACGACATCATTAGCCGCCTATCTGCAGTAGACAGGTTGCTGAACGTCATCAGGTATCTGAGATATTGCTCACCTCTGCCTTCGGTCTTAACCGCTCCCCACGGAGATCGAGAAACAGCCGTGTTGGAAACAATAGACGGAGACTGACCGCTCGGTGCAATTTCAGGAAATTGAAAGGTAGCCACTAGAACTGCCTTCTTGCGCGCATGTCTTGAATCATCGCTATAGTGTCAAGCTTGTTTTGCTGGAAAACGGGCGCGAGTAACTCAGCAGACCGTTCTGGATCTGCACCATTGATCGTGTAACTTTGATTTACGACTACGGTGTTACCGCCCATTTTGTTGTTAGGGATAATCATGCCTGATTTTCGTGGGATGAATAGCTCGGGACCGCGCTCACCGACAAGAAACGAATTACCGGCAGAAACAGGTCCGCCATCTGCGCGCGGTACGGGAACGCCACCGCCGGGCTTCGGAAATGGGATCGTCCTTTTCAGAAAACCAAACAGCTGGGTGGCAGCCTGATTCGCAAGCATGCGCCGGATTGCGTCAAGAAACGACTTCAGCATACCCTTAATGCCCTTGTCGAATGGGTCGAACAGGAAGTCTGCGAAAGCGTCTTGTATGTTTCTGGCGGCCTGCTCTGCTGCTGCAGCTATTGCATCGAATTCGTTCTCGCCATTTTGACGCATGTCCTTAAGCTGCTCTTTCCAGTCCCGGCGCATTTTGTCGAAATCAATATCGATCTCGTCAATGCCGTCAGTCAGTGTTCGTTTGATTGCGTCAGATATGCGCTTGAATTCTGCCGGGTCCATTTCGTCTTTGAACCGGACTAACGTTCGCCGCATCTTGTCGGCTTTTTGTTCGGCGGTTTCGAATCGCTTTATCAGCGTGTCGAATGATCTCTTAGCATTGCTGTCAAGACCATCCAGAAACTTGTCGTATTCGGCCCTTATCTTGCCGATCTCCCCAAGTGCACCAGTTATGTTTATTGCATCCAGCGTCGGCGCGTTGGTCATAACGTCCTGTTGCTTCTGGTTTAACTTGTCAATTTTAACTATTAGACCATCAAGCTCTGCCTGGAAATCCTCTGTGCCTTTTATTACCACGCCGAACAACGAGCGACCCGCATTGTCCTCCACAGAGGTGCCCTGCAGCTGTTTGATAATGCCACGAATTATTTGGGCCTGCTTTTCAAGAACTTTAATTTCACGTTCAATATCGCTGGCTATCATTCCGAAACCCATGTCACCACCGGGAATCAATACACGAATATGATCGGCAAGTGTCGCAAGCGCAGGCAATAATCCACCTTCAGCGATTTCGGATTTAAGGAGAAAGACAGATGTCTGAAAGCGTGCGAATGACGCTTGTGCGCTGTTGGCCGCATCCTCAACAGCGGGGTCAAAAGTTCTGATCAGCTCGCGTGCAAGCTTCGGCAATAAGTCCTCAGCCGTAAGTTCGCCGGCCTTTAGCATTGCATCAAGCTCGGCAGTTGTTTTGCCGATTGATCGTGCCGCGATGCTAAAAGAACCCGGCAGCACGTTAGATAACTGACGTCTTAATTCTTCTGCAGATACCTTTCCTTTCGATATGATCTGCTCAAAAGCGACCAATGCATTATTGGCCTGATCGGCAGTTAGCCCCAAAACAACGGAAGCTTTGCTGACGGCCTCAAATATCTTTTGAGTTTCCTTTCCCTGAAGCGCTGTCCCTTGTGATGCAGCGGTTAGTTTTGAATATGCTGCTGCCGATGCCTCAAGATTTGTGCCGAGTTTAAGCGATGTATCGATAACGAACTGCATTTCACGATTGGCGGCCTCAACGCTACCCGTTCCAACCCTGAATGCTCGTCTGAACCGGTCCATCGCAAGCCCGGCTTCTGCGATGTTTTTGACTACCGCGCCCGCCACTAGTGCACTAAAGGCACGCTGTGCACTATTGACTGATTTTGTTAAACCAGAGACGTTTTTCTCGGCGCTCTGAAACGCCCGTTTCGTCTTGTCAACCGCAGTAAGTAGTAATTTAGTCTTTACTGACACTTAAATACCACCTGAGAAAAGTCATTGCCTGCGTATACACTGCAGGCTGATTCGACACGCCACCATCACGATACAAATGCCCGTCCTGATAGAACCCAAAAAGTGACACAAGGAAAATAGAACGATTTGTGACTGCCTGCCGATAACAGATATCGGTTGGATCGATATGGCCCTTCGTCTGCCATCGCTTCTCTGGCGCGATGCCGTCAACACAATCACAGGTTTCACATTGCCAGGCTGCCGGATGCTTGGGCAATTCGACAGCCATAATCAGTTTTTTTGGTCTTCGGCTCCGAGATCGTTTAGACGCAAAACTTTTCGAGCAATCGCCATCCAAGTGCTTTCAGGCAATCGGCCAAGCAAGTCTTTCGAAAAAGCAACCGGACCCTTTTCGTCTTCGACTCCATCCCAGTCAATAACGCCGAACTCGCAGGCCGTTTTGAACATCAGCGAATACTTGTCGATATTGCTGTATTCAAGACATTCAAGACGCTCTGGTGCTGTAAGAGGCTTTAGCTTGAATTTGACGCCATCAAATTCTTCCCACTGCGGCTCAAGCCCTGCCAGTTTCATCATGTGAAGGCCAACGATATTTCGTCATCACCAGATGAAATATTTAGTTCAAACTGTTGATCATAGACGCGAATTCCTGATCTTTCCGCTGGACTTAAATCTATGTAACTAGCTGCAGGGGCCGTAAATGTCACAATATTTCCGCTGGCAGACCCTATGGGCCCGATAACCACTGCTTTTTGTATGCCAGCAACAAAGTCGGCAATCACAGAATCAGTCGCAACTAATACTGACTCAGGATTAAAGGACCCAACAAAATCACGCCCGCTGATTCTAATTTCACCGTAACCATCTGAGGCAGACAAGTGATCTGGAAACGCCATTTCATTTTGCGTTTCAATGCCAATCTCAGTAATCACTTTCGACAAGCCGCCGAAAGTGAACGTCGATCCAACTGCTGCAACTGGATCAGTAGCATCATAAACAGCAGTTGGGGGGCTAGTATCGGTTGGGTCGAATGTATGTCCAGTTATAGTGAATATTGCCCCAGGAACATCATCCACGCTAATATTGAACGAAACGGTGCCGCGACATCCGGTTAGAACATGCCTAGGACCACCGTCTTCGAAATAGTAAATTGAACAAGACTCGATTGCGCTAGATACTGGCAAATAGGTAACTGAAGTTGACGCAACAATGGTTTCCCCATACCCACAGGCACGAAGAAGCGTCCCAAACTCAGGGGCAGTTCCAGCAGAACCGCTGCCCTTTAGCTCAACCGGAATAGTTATTGTTTTCAGCATGCCTGCATGAATTCTTTTCGGCTTATCAAGACCTTGTTTAATTAGGTCCCGCTCAATAATTCTCAGGCCCTCATGCGCCCATGATAATTCTGTTTTTACAGCAACAGCATCTGCAGCTACCGGAACGGAGTCGGTATTGTAAGCCGACTCTATTCTAGCCAGAACAACCTCATTCCTTATTAGGGACATCTGTCTTCACCTCTTTCTTTGGTTTTTGCTTGGATTTTGGTTTGACAACAGTCGAACCGCCTTTTCGAATAACTCTGGCTTTCTTATGCGCTGGGATCTGTGACACTGGATCGATACTCCATCATCCAAAGCGTCCGTAGCTTTCCGGTGATTGCCTCACCATCTGCGGACAACTCTGGTTCATCTGCGCCAGCCGGCGACAGATTGAAAACGAATGAAAGCCCCAACCGGGTCGAACCCATCAGGGCTATGTGAATTTTCTTTCGAATATCCATCAACTTCGTGATGACGCCAGTATCACGATCTGCCTGTTCCCAGGCATCGATATAAACCGTCAGCACCGAATCGTATGATCCGATAACCTCAAAGCCGGTATCGCCACGCGGTACGTCATCGCCTGAGAAAATACAGGCGGCCGGAAGCTGTTGAAGCGTCCCGGTTAGCGCGTCGACATGGTCACGAAACACTGAAAACGTACCATCAGCCTCAAGTGTTGTTTTGACTGCTGCGAGAATTTGTTCTGCGCGATGGTCAGCCATAATTTCTAAGCCTGACTAAAGACATGCCCGTTCCATCTGGCTCAGGCTTACGAATGCGGTATTTTTCCCCGTTATCGCGTTCAACAACGTCGCTTTGCACAAATGAATCAAGGTCAGACGTTCTGCCAATCAGCTCAGGTTCAGACGATGCCGCGCCCGGTCCAGCCAGTTCCTCGATGTAGGATTTGTCGAAAGTGACCCACACCTCGACACCATTGATCGTGACTTGCTCGCCTAACGCCTTTAGTATTTCCAGTCGATCGTGCTCAGACTCAATCATTAAGACTTGTTCTTCATTGATCGTGTCGTCAGCCGCTCTGATTTCGCTTTTCCAAGGTCGCCTGCATGTCTCGCAAGTTTAGACCCGGTTAAGTAATGAGCCTCAGAAGGCGTTGCATCAACTTCCTCGCCAATCTTCCGCGACTTACCGCCGACATTGCATTGCCGTAACATAACAACTTTCATAATTTTTCCTTAAAAGAAAAGCGGCCCGAAGGCCGCCTCACTAACTACACGTTGATTGAGAACGATTCCGGATGACGAATGCCAACATCAGCAGACTGCAGCGCAACAACGCGCACAGTACCTGACAAGGAGTTCGTGTAAGGATCTACGATCAAATCCAGAGACCCCCACATTCCGATCAAAATATCGGCCCAGTTTCCGAAGTACAAAGCGTTTGCCGCTCCCTGTTCGCTTACTTCTGTGCGATAGCCATTTAGCTCATTGCTATCGCCCATAACGAACCTTGCAGTGCCAGCCGCTTTTTCAGTCGTTTTCAGATTGCCTCGGACTGCTGCCCGTATGATCCAACCCAAACTCCCCATTAAAGCGTTTGATGCCGCAACATCGGTTTCGAACTCGACAATTTCCGTCCAGGTTGGCGAGCCTGCTGCTGCAATCGTCGAAGTCAACACGCCGGTCTGATTGCGCAAACCAGTCGGCTGACCAGCGGCACCAGATCCTTCAAGCACGGCCTGATCAATTGCGAGTGCGATGCCTTGTGACAAATCGTCCTGCAATAACCCGTCAATTGACGGTGTAGACTGCATCAGAAGCTGTCTCGTGTATTCGCCATAAGCACCAACCGTTCTTGGTGTCAGCGTGACTTGATCGAACTGCGGCTCACTTAGCCCGGAGTTTCCGCCCTCAGTCGCAATCCATCCGCCGGCAGAGCCAGAGGTTTTTCGAGGAATCGCTACATCGCCGACCAGGCCGTCAAGTACTCTTGCGCCGAGTTGCATTGTCGCCATGCTGTTGCGAAGAACGTCAATGAAGTCAGACGCCAGCAAGTTCGTTGCAACAATTTCTGCACCATCAGTCGGTGTTCCAGCAGTCAAAACACGCTGGAATGCGCCAGAAGGCATGAACACGCCTTGCGGTGAAGACTTCGACCGATCAGCAATATCGCCGGATACCTCAAGCTCGAATGCAGCATCGCTACGAATTGCAGGGTTTGTCGGATTGGCGAGGAAATTCAATACCTTTCGGATCGAATAGCGCTTGCGTTCTTTTTCCGACAAATCCGGGTCTGCCACAGACACATCAATCGGCTTCACGCGGGACACATAGTCTTCAAGAAGCATCGACCTAAAATCGTTAAACGACTTGCGTTCACGAATCGCGGTTTCGCCGACTTCTTCCTGCTTGTGTGCCTTTGCGGTCTCGCGAATCTTATCCTCTTCGTTCATTCGTTCGAGGATCTTAGACTCTGCAAGCGCCTCTGCCTGCGCGCGAATTTCTTCTACGCTCAAGGCATCAACTTTCTTTTCTTTATCTTTCACTTTTATTACCTCTATAGATCGTTGTTCTTTCTCAAGAACGTCAAATTTGTATTCAGTGTCTTCATCAGTACGGCCAACACCGACAGATGCATCAGCGGGAACAGAGACAATCGATATCTCATGCGGCTCCCAATCAGTTGCCCTGAACGTGTCTTCATTTCGGTCTTCCTCGACCTTGTGAATTCGATAGCCAACACTAACGAGACTGCGAATTCCGTCAACCACATCATTAAATATCTCATCGGCACGCTCGCTTTTACCAAAACGAACAACAGCTCGACCCCGCCGATCTGCTCCGACTGTTGATGATTCCACTACCCCGATATGGTCTCTAGAGTCGTGATCAACCAACAAAGCGCCACCGTTGTTTAGCCTGTCCAGGCGAACAGCGCTAGCGCTATGATCTAGTATCTCTGTGCCGAACCAACGCTCGACAGGCTCTTCTGAGCTAAATGCAAGCTCGACAGTCCTGCTTTCTTTGTCGATGTCTTCACGCTCTTGAATGCAAAATGTCCGGGTTAAAAGCCCGTTATGCTTGATCGTTTTCATTTACATTTACCTCAATAGATTCTGGTGGTATGCCGAGCGATTCAAGCGTTTGCTTTTCTAATGCAAGATCTGCCCAAACTTCATCAGGGTCAAGCCCCATGTCACGAATAATGTTACTTCGGCTAGTCAGTCGCTCGCTTATTAAAATCTGCGCGGTTTTTGCGTCCTTAAATGGATCAACCCAAGACCATCGGCGGCCCTGAAATGACGCGGCTCTGTACCTTTCAGGACCAGATGACGGCTCTTTTCCGGCAATTAACAAGCCTCCTGACAATATTGCGCTGTTTGTCCATTCTTCGAAAATCGGCCTACAGAATGCGTCTATCGTAAATCGTTGCAGGCACTTCCATACTTCCCGATCTTCAAGAACGCCAGTCCGAATACTGGAAAAGTTTACGTTCTCAAGATCGTTTGCCAGCATGTTATAGCTAACGCCAAGACCAGAAGAAATACCACGTAAAGTGGACTTTACAAACGCCGCATATTGGTCACTAGGCGTTTTTGGGTCGAACATGCTGATATCCATGCCGGGCGGTAATTCTCGAAACTCTCCCGGCGACACACCCATTACAAGCGATCCGTCTTCGTTTTTATCATCTCCGGTAAAAGACGCTGATTCGTCGGTCCGCGTAAAAAATCCCATTGTTGACGCGCCCATTCTGGCGGACACAACCGCTGCTTCTTCATAACCCTCAAGCATGTTAAGCCGCATCATCGCTGACGTCATGGGCGAAACACCGCGAGTCTGCATTACCATTTCAGGCAAGAATGCATGAATTATTTCGTCAGCAGGTACTCTTAAAAAGCTCTGGCCATTATGAGAATAAGTATCGTTCGTTGCCCTGCGTTGACGCATGTGATACGCAATCGGCCTGTTCCATTCATTAAGCTCAACCCCCATCACAACGGGATTCTCACCCGCTTCATGATTTAGCTCTACAGGTAAGTCCATCACATCAAGGACTTGCACCGCGAATCTGTATTTGTTTGATTGCCAACCCGGTATTTTCCGGTACAGCACCTCACCTTCAGACATTAAATTAGAGATAAACTGGCTTTGTAGGCTAATCCAGCTATGACGCCCAGTCACCTCGGGCACGCCAAGCATGCTCCAATCCGCCCATGCTTCCTCTATAGCGCTTGCCGCAACGGTATCAATCCCGTTAATGTTGGTCGTTGACGGCACGCGCGATTGCAAAGTAATTCCGTTCGGGCCAACAACATTTGACCTGACCATTCCCAGATAACGTTTCACATAATCGTTGTTCTTTGACAGGTCTCTGGCACGGGCGATTAAAACCTTAAAATCTTTCCTGATGTCGTAATTCGCAGGCGTTGCGGTCGATGTCCACGAATTAGTGATACGATTTTCTAGCGCGGCCTTAAATGACCTCCAGCTCGACTTGCCATGATTCGCCTTTGAGCCGAACAGCTTGCGCAAAAAGTTACGCATTATCGAACTGCACCTTTATTCTGCTCGACTTGTCGGGAATGCCTCTTTTTGATTTCTCGGCTGAAACCTCAGCATCGAACAATCTTTTGAAGTGGTCATAAGCGGAATTGATTTCATCCCAGTTCATACGAGAAACCGATCTTCCCTGAATTGACATGCTCAACTGATCCCCGCTTGCTTTGTTTTCACGTACGGCCTCTAGCGCATCAAGGGTTCGTTTTACATGTGATCGTGGATCTGCTGTCGTGGACGCATAATCCGCTTTGACTAATATCCATCCTGATCCCCTGGTCTCCCTAACGGCTCCGCTCGTGAAGTGTCTTTGCCAGTGATATTCTCCAGCATCCCAATTAGACGTTGTAGCGGCAAGCTCTGAAATTAGATGCGAGCCATCACCATTATCGGCGGCTGTGAGTACGATCTTGTCGCATCCTGCCCTTACCAGTGAATAGGTAAGAACCCATGTGGGAGCGGGTCTATCCCCATCAGCAATGGTCCACTCAACCGTATCGCCGGAAATAATCTCAGTTGGTTCGATTGCTTTTATATCCGTCATCGTTTCCAACCTGTCGCAAAATTTCTGCTCGGTTTATGTGAAGCAAGTGGGTGGCGCTGTGCCGGCTTGTCCTTCTCGGGCTCAGATGTTTTAGATAAAGCATCAAAGTCCGGATTAAGCAATTCAACTGCAGCGATATTGTAAACACTAAGATCAAGCGCCTCGTTGCGCTTTCTGTTCTGGTGGTAATAACTAACCTTCTTTCCCTGAATGTACTTGTCGCGCCTTTCCTCGGCAGTCAGTTGCTCGAAAAACTCCTGATCGTATCGAGTCGGAAAGTGCATATATCCCGGACCAGGACCTTCAAGATTCAATCGCCAGAAAATCAAGTCCTTGCAGCGATCAACGCCAACACTGAACAACGGGCATTTGACACGATTGTTTTTCGTCGGTCTGGACACGATCTCGCGAACACCACCCATGCCTTTGATGGCAAATATCCTGCGCCCGTAACGCTTCTTACAGAACCGATAAACGTCATCAGTATGGTGTCCGCCAGAGTCGATCATCGCCGTTGCAATGCGCATTGGCTGACCATCGTCTCGCTGCCATATCTGCTGCAGGTATTTATCCAGCCTTTCCCACAATTCACGCCTGGACGGATCGCCATACCAGATTTCGTGATCTATCGACCAGGATTCAAACTCAAGACCCCAGCCTTTCGCCTCGACCTCGATGCGGTCGTCTTGAACATCAACCGCTGCAGTAATGACAAGCACGCCTTCAGGGACTTCGTAGTCCTCTGCCCGATCCATAATCACATGCGGGTCAAGCTTCTCGGCCTCTTCTTCCCAAGTCTCGCCAAGCGAGGTGTTAATGAATGTCTTCAGCGTCTCAGGAAGTCGCTTTGCTTCCAGAAAGGCCGTTGCCATTTCAACCCAAGTTACCCACGGAGAATAAAGCTCTGACAGGTGAAACCCGGCCACCCCATTATCCGGCTGAGTAGATCGCCATTCTCCCTGTGCAAGCATGCCGCGCTTCGACTTGTGGTCAATAACAGATCCACAGCACTCGCAACAATAGAACGCTGTCTCTGGCTTGCCGTCATCCCACTTCAACTGTGCCCACTTCAACTGTTGGTATTCGTCACAGTCAGGGCACGGCACGAAATAATACTGTTGGTTCGATCCCTCGAACGCTGCCTCGATTCTGCTCTTGCCTTTCACGGTTGGCGTGCTGCAGGCATAAACTTTCCGATTCCAGAACGTCGTCGTCCGCTTCATTGCCAGATTCAACGGATCGCCTTCAGCACCAGCGCTCGGCGGGTATCGATCAATTTCGTCAGCAACCAATATCCTGATTGGTCTTGAAGCAAGTGACGCTGCAGAGTTGGCCCCGGCAATCGTTAAATGACCGCCCGGAAAGACCTTGTGCATGATCGTGTTTTCTGAATCTTTCGACCGCTTCTCGCCCACCAGCTTACTAATGGCCGGCGTGTCCCGAAGCATCGGACTAAGTCTGTCCTTGCTCCAAGCCTTGCCCATTTCAAGTGTGGGCTGAAGTATCAGCATTGGTGCCGGCTGATGGTCCATGTAATAGCCGATAGTGTTGTTCAGTATCTCAGTCGCCCCCACCTGGCTAGACTTCATCCAGACAACCATCCATGTATCAGGATCGTTGAACGCGTCCATAACACCGCGCTGGTACGGCGCTATATCAGTGCGCCACCTGCCCGGCAGCGCGCTTGCCTCTGGACTTAGTTTTCGCTCCTGATCTGCCCACTGACTGACCGTTAGCCTTTTTGGCGGCTTGTGGGCGACTTTCAGACAATTCAGAAAGGTCTTCAAGTGCATCGTGGAGTGCGTCATGTAATTGGGTTTCTATGTTTTGAGATGTCTGATTTTCCAAATACCGTGATAACTGTGCCGGAATAGCTAGTATTCGGGCTTTCGTCGCGTGAATCACGGACACGACAGCCGATTGAATATCAGCTACTTCTGCCAGATCGCCACGGCGGACTTTGTTTTCCATTTCCAACTTATCGGCTGACTCTTTGGCAAGTCGGGCGCGTTCTTCGGTCAGATTAAGTTCTTCCGCAGAATCAGCACTTTGGCGATTCTTGTCATCCTGGATGGCGCGAACGTCATATAGCTTTGACCGGCCCTCTTCTCGGATGCACTCAACATCCCACTTCTGAAATGCTTGGATTGAAACGCCAAAAAAGGCTGCGGCAACCTTTTGTTTTGCCAACCACATTTCGCCTTCTTTGAATATCTGCATTTGCAAACAACAATCCTTAGTGCGGTGATTTTCTAATTCTACGCCTTGCGTCCCGCTACCCGATGAGTGCAAGTGCCGGAAGGACCCGTAAGTACTTGAATAATAACAACATCTATGACCAGTGCAGGTCACTGCTTGCTGACCGATGCACTATCAATCACTTACGTCACAATAGAACGTCTCTGCAGTCTTTCGGTCTTGACCAATTATCAATTGCCCATAACGGTCTCAGGTTTGTAAAGTGCCAGCATTCCTGCCATTGCTTTGGGTCAGTTAAGTCAAACAATGCTCGCCCTCTGATATGATCTATATGAACATCGCCGCTTGATAGGTCTGCCTCAGTCATATCATTAGGCATTTGCTTAATCATGTGGTCGTAGAATGTCTGTGCATTGCACCCCAACAAGTTAATTATGAACGACCCCTTGCCCCTCAACACCCGTCGAATCGCGTTGTTAGCTCTTTCACATTCAAGAGATTTGTTAACTTGCCGGCGCAAGCATTCTGACAGCCTAAATGACGAATCGTTGTTGTACCGCCACCTAAAATTGCATCGAGAACTGCAATACATCCTAGATCCTGATGTCGATTTGCATTCTTTGCAGAGCAGGTGCTTTGCAGGTTTCTTTGTATGCTTTACAACCCATGCAGATAGTGCTGAATGACTATTCCAACCGCTTCCTCTTGCTTCTGCCCATTCCGCATATTCCTCAAGGCTTCCACTATAATTCGGCAGTCGTCTAAAATACTCAACCAATCTATGTTGGTATTTTCTCCTATGCCTCGCGGCTCGTGTTTGCTGCGGCCTCATGCAGTCATTGCACGCCGATTTATACCCGCAGATAATCCTTCCATCCTTATAGTAAGAGGACAGAGATTTAGTTACGCCGCATTTGGTACACTTCTTTCCAGCCATTTCGACCTCCATTATAGGTTGCTTTGGTTAGAGTCGGCCCGGTGTTTACTCACTTGGTCGGCTCGATTATCTTGCAGTTTTCAGTGCCGCCTTTAACCGCTTATCCATAAACCTAGACCAATGGACTGTTGCCGTTCGCTTGCCAAGCTCAAAGAATGGAAACGCTTTCGGCACTTTTATCCTTTTCTCAAGCGTGTACATCAATCGCAAGCCTTGTCTAGTTCTCATCCATAACCCAGGCTTGCTGCTGCCGTTTCTCTGCATTTTGAATAGCTTTGAGCTGCCTAGCCTCGCGGCCCTTTTGATTCTCCCGGTCGGTGTTTTGGCCCACCAGGTAGGCACGGCCATATGCGTGCTTGAATACGGTATTCGAACCTCGCCTTTAATCTGCCGTGGAAATATAGCCAAATTCAGCCTATCAAACACTGCTGCTGTTAAGTGCCGCTTGGTAGCCTTCTCGACCCTGAATGCAGCATTTGCAAATCCTCTTTGCTTAACCTGTACGCTTCGAGGCCACAATACTTTAACTGTGTCTTTCCTAATTGAGAACGCCAGATCATTAAGCGCCTGACTTGTAGCGAATGGGATCTGCTTCTTTTCCCACCGATTAAGCGTCTTCTTCAGCTTGTCGAGATCATGCTTGACGCTAATGACGGCCATCAGATAATCCTGACTTGTCTCGTTGCCTCAATGGTTTCGCCTGCAGATGTTACGATCTGGCATACAACGTCGTAGCAACCAGGCTTGTTACCACCTGAGATGGTGGCCAATACTGATGTTCCGTCAATCGAGCTGCTGTCAAGCGTTAAGCCCGGATCAGGTGTGGCTGTCTGGCTCGATATGGTATCGCTGGCATTACTCGCAAATGCTACCCCAGTCCATACCAGCGCGCCCTTGCCGTCACTTTGAGTTGCCGCAAGGCTAGGCCATATCGGTTCCTTAGCGCCTGACTGCCCCGCTGTGGTTGCTTGGTATTCAAGCCCATTCGATATGCGCGGCCT